GAGTTCTGATCATCATAATCATATCTAACTGCTAGATCTGCCGATACAGTTGTACCCTCTCCTTGATAATTTAAATTAACTCTTTGCATATATTTTCTAACACCTGGATCACCCATAACCATATCTGGGGATCTAAATACTGCTAATATTGTAGAGTTAGTAGAGCCATTAGCAAACGTATTTCCTGTTTCCATTTTATAAATAAAACCATCAAAACCTCCAAATACTTGTGTCTCTGTACTACTAATAAAATCTGAATCTGCACATGAAGGTTTAATACCTATCATATCTGAATATTCAAAACCAATATTTCCTGTGTTAGGATTAGTTTTTAATACTCCTATAATTCCTTTTGCTGAACCTTGTGGGCCACTAGTTGTAGGATAAAATAATCTATATTGTGATTTATCTCTAATAACTAAAGATGATATTCTATTTAATCCTATGTCATCAATTCTAGATTGTATCTGCCTAGATATAGATCCTAGTTCAACGTCACCAATTCTAGATGTACCAGCAATAGTTCTTAATCCATCTGGTGCTAAAAATATAACATCACCACCAATCTCTTGAATACTACCAGCATCTCTACATCCAATATTTCTTGTAACTTCTTGAACTGCAAAATTACTAGATGTTGTACCTGTTAATTTATATATTCTATCTTCACAAAATACAATTAATTCATTTCTAAATACTTTTAATGCAACAACAGTAGAGTCAACTTTAAATGACCCTGCACCACTAGCAGATGTAAAATTATCTTCTGCAAAAGGTACACTAAATGTAACCTCTTGTGAGTTAGACCCACCAGCATAAAACATATGGTTTTGAAATGCTTTTACAAATTTAGGATTAGTAGGTGCTGTTCCACCGCCTGTAGCATTAACAACATCAACTGCAAAACTAGAATTAATTATCTGTGCAGGTGAATGTCCTGTTGCTATAACTACTTTATCAGTACCATTAAAATTAAATTTTTCAAAATCGTATGCTCTAGTTGATGTACCTAAACCAGTTGTTAATGTTGTGAAACTTCCAGAAGTTGTACCTCTGTGTATATCACCACCTCTTGCAACAATAATTTGTCCATTAAATACTATAGAACAATCTACTACTTTACTAGTATTGCTTGAACCTTCTGGCACTATAGTAGTATTAAATAAAGCTGTACCACCAACTCTTCTATACCCACCCTTTATATCAGGTTCAAAGTTTTGTAATATAAGTGCTTCACCAGGAGACATTGAGAACACATCTTTGTTCAATGTTAAACCCCCAGCACAACTTACTACAAAAGGTGATATTAAATCAGTAGTTGGCATCTTTATCTTTTTCTCTTTTTATAGATAAATTTTGTAATCTTTCTGTTTCGCTATTTGTTAGTGGTCCAAATGTATCGCTTTTGGATTCTTTTGTTTTTAATAATTCAAAATCTTTTTTTTCATTTTTTAATAGGTTAGAATCATCTTGATTATTTAAACCATTATTCATCATTCTAACAGCTTTCTTTTCAGCATATCTCATGTTATCTTCTGGCTCTTGTATCTTTTTATCTTTATCCATTATGATGCTCTACCCCCTATATTAGTAGCAATACTTTCTCCAATTGTATCACTACGCATGTAATCATTTCTAGTAGCGTAATCTACTTTTAATAGTCTTAGTTTTCTTTGAAAATCTCTATCAGCTAATTGTGCATGTTGTGGATCTGATCTAAGCATATAAGTATAGTACTTCGCTCTATCTACAATTAATGTTCTAAACCTATCAGGTAAGGTCATGTTATCACCATGCAAAGATAAATCTGTATGCGTAGTATAATAATTATAACCTATAGTATATTCGTTTGTATTCGGTCTTGGACTTACACCAAATGTTGCATAGTCTGGCAATATATAAACTCTTAATGGTGCTGAATAATTACCACTATTATTTGTATCATCAGTTACTTTATAGCTTTGTAAATAATTATCATAAGATACAAAAGCTAATTTTCTATGTGCAATATCGCTTCTAGATATTCTTACATAATCTACATCTAAATTTGTAGTTGTAACTGTGTTATTAAGTGTAATATAAGATGTTTGTGCTGTAGCTGTAAATGTCGTATTTAGTATAGCACCTTCTCTAAAGTTAGTTACAGTTAATGTTGTATTTAAATTTTGTGTTCCTTCTGCTGCTGTACCCACTTGTACTTTTAAAGCAGCACCTACACTGTTAGTATCTAAAACTCTAACTTGTATTTTGTATGTTTTATTTACAGTAGTATCTATAGCTTGATAAGCAGCAAAGTCATTTAGTCGTAATCTACCATTACCTGCACTAGTATACGCTGCACTTCCTGAACCTGATATAGTAGTCCAACTATCTATGTTAGATGTAAACTCACCATTAGTAACTATTTCTCTAGGACCCATAGTAAATGAATCCATATCTGCTTTTCTAAAATCTGTAGGAAAAGAATATTCGTTATCCCCTACAACTAAATCTTGTGTAGTTCTTGCGTATAGTAAAGGTATCTCCCCAGTTTCATTATAAACATCATGAATACCTTTATTAATAAAATCTTTTATTGCAGTTTGTATACCTCTACTTGAACTAAACGTACTAGAGGTTAACTCAGTTTCGTTTAATTCTCGAAGTACACTATTTGTTAATGTTAGATATGTTGTTGCCATTCTGTAATAACTCTATAATTTTGTTAAGTTTTTTTTCTTGATCGTTAATTTTGTTTTCTAAAAAATTTAATTTTGCCTCAGAGTTAGTTTCTTTACTTTCAAATACCATTCCTGTACTTGCTTTTGTTTTTTTAGTTAAGTTATGAATTGCCATTATATCTCCGTTTAATTCTGAGGGAATTATACCAAGGGGGATTACTCCCCCTTAGTTATATTATTTATTATACTGCGGTATCGTGTTGAGCATCTGTATTTCTATCAGTGTCTGCATCGAAACTAGATACATCACACATAATAGCCCAGACTCTTACTTTACCAGCTGCTGCTGCTGCATCTAAGACTTTAATGTCTATAGTTCCAGCTACTGCAAATGTTGGTCTTGCAGTTGCAGTCATAGCCGAGTAGCCAACTTCCTTTGCATCACCGTCAACGAATACGTCAACGTCTGTTGCAGGGTTTCCAGATACTTGAGTCATACCCAAATCTAGAGTAACACTATTTGAAAATTGAGTTAAAATTTCCATACTAGCGTGAAGTACAACAGTTTCAGCAGGAACATCAATACATCTAAGTATATCGTTCTGTGCTGCTCCTGAATCTCCATTGATTTGTGCTACATCAATAGTATTTTCTACCCAGTAAGGTGTTCTGCCATTAGCAGGATGTCCAGTAGTTCCACCAGCACCCGTTACATTATAGTTTGCCATAGTTTTCTATTATCCTCCTAGGATTAACCTATTGTTATAACGCCTCTTTGAACTGCTTCACTTCTAAGGATTTTTCTTCCAAATACGTGTAGTCCTCTGACAACGTCTGCGAATGAATCAGGGTCTCTGATTAATTCTGTTTTAGCGATATGATTTACAGTTGCAACTCCTGACATGTGTCCGTATACAAAAGCATACTCATTAGATCCAGCAGATCCAAAAGTATGTGATGCAGCACTTCCACCTGATACAGCAATAGCGTTTGATGAGTACATATTAAAACCAAATAATGGTCTGTCTGTAACTTTACCATTTCTGATTTGTGATGCACCACCATCGTTCATTACTGATTGGTCAGATAGTTTTCCGCCTGCTTTTCTTAATTGTTCAAAGAATTCAGGTGGAGCAACTAGCCATCTATTATCTTCTGGCACATCATTTTTGTCCAAGTTTCTTTTCAGTGTTGATACTAAATTTGCTAAAGTATCTACAGCTGCGTCACCATCAATTGGTGAACCGTCAGTTCCTGAACCTGTACCATCACTAGCATTGTCGTATATAAACTTCAATACATTGTAATCGTAGTTTTTCTTTAATGAATATGCACCTGAAGAGGTTGCAAGAGCTTCAAAGTTTACATGAGATTGTCTTTCTTCAATATCATCTACTTTAAAAGCAAAATAAG